GCAGGAAAAACAAATTCACCTTCACTTAACTGTGCAGGAATGTCATCTCGTACTTCTTCTTGTGTAGAGCCAACTGGTACATCGTTACCAGACACAGGGTCTGTTGTGCCACCTTCCTGCATAAGACCACCGTCTTCAAACATTTCCATTTGTTTTTCAATTGCCATGCCACCCTCGTTCATTAAAGTATTACTTCGTTCTTGCGCAGCCTCAAGTGCTTCTTCTAAAGTATCATGCCTACTTGTAGGTTTAATTTTACCATCCATTAGCATTTGTTTAATTTCATCTTCGCTGTACTCTACTCCATCATGAATAGATGGAGCATTAACATATGCATTTTCGCCAAACTTTATTGTTACAGATTTTTCGGATACAGACTCGCCTTCAGGAGTTTTGTAGACATCTTTACCAGCAGTTGTTTTTTCACCAGTTTTAGTGCCTACTTTTTTATTAGCCATCTACTGCATCCCTTAGTTTTTGTAAGCTACGTAATACTGCAACTGCACCTTGCGCACGATGCATTAAAATTGAATTGTCACCTTGCTCTAGCGTTCTATGTTGTTGCTCAATCAAACTATCTAAGTAGTTACTGAAGTGGTCCCATTGGCGTTTGTTGCTGACCATTGGCTTCAGTTTGTTGAGGAGTTCCTTGTTGTTGTGCATTTCCACTAAATCCTTGTTCACCCGGTACAGGAGCCTGTCCTACACCTATATTACCACCACCTGCTCCTGTTGGGTCCATTGGGTTAGCACCTGCTGGTGCTGGTTGTCCCTGCTGGTCAAGAGGTTGCTGAAACCCTTTTAACATCTCAGCTTGCAAGGCAGCCTCACTCATATTGTTGGTAACTTTTTCGGGGTCAAGTCCCATTGACTTTGCAATCTCACGAATAACATATTGAAACTTAGCAAATGGTGCAAGTGCTGGATTACTTGCGATTTGCAAAAACTGCATAAGTCTTTGGCTACGTACTTCATTTGCCATCAGGCTTTCTGTTCCACGTGCTTTAACTTCTAAGTCACCCTTAATTTCTGGGTCAAAGTCAAACTGCATGTTAAAGCGAAACAGTCCTTCACCTAGAGGACGCAGAAGATAATCATCTACATTCTTAATGACAGTCTTGATTGAACCAGCAGCAGCACCCATTAGCATAGAGATACCACTGGCTGTACGTCCTACGCCTGTTACGCCTGTCTGTCCATGCGCAAAGGATGGAAAGCCAGAACTTTCATCAGCAAGTTGTCTAGCCTTGTCAAACATCATCATGTTCTCACTAGACACGTTAGGATACTTTGTGCCAAAGATAGCCTGTCCCGGTGCGCCACCTTGTCTGCGAAACACTTTACCCGGATACACAGTTAAGTCCTGCCCCGGCACTAGGTTTGTTTCATCTACTTCAATAAGCAAGTTACCTGATAGCACAGCATTATCAACAGCCATACGCATAAAGCCATTCATCAGTGTCTGTGTATCATCTAAGTTTTCTGCAATACCAATGCCAAAGAATGAATATGGGTTCAGTTCGTATGGTGCAGCAACGTAAGGTATCTTAGCTGGCTTAAACGGATTAAGTACCATACGAATGACTTTATTGTTACATACCCACACATTAGCTTGCAACTCATCAAAGTCACGCAGTTCTTTTGGAATCTCAATGTCCTGTTCCAGTAACATCTCAACATCAACCATGCCCCAATACTCAAGGACTTCAAAACGGTCAACGCCATGCTCTGGAGCATAGTCAGATAAATCATCTTCCCAGTATTTCTTGGTGTAGTTTTCACCAAAGGTAATAACTTCATCAATAACTTTAGAACGGAAGTATGGACGCTTCTTTAAATTACGCAGTTGTGAACGTGACATCTTATGTCGTTCAATAACATACTGCGCCTCATCCATGTTGTTAGCATCTGGGTCAGGATAGAAGTTCCACACAGATACATGAGATACTTTAGGAATAGTTTTAAACAATGGGTCATACTCACCATCGTCATTCCAGTTTGCATATTCTTTGTCTTCAGCAAATGGACCTTTCATTACTCCTGTACCAAACAATGCCATTTCAAATGCACTGCTGCGTAGGCTTTTGCTTGCCCCTGACTCCTCAAGTTGGTCATGAATTTTCTTCTGCATCTTTTTAGCTGCAACCATAGCTGGGCTAAACTCAATAGCAGTAGGGGTTTGACCCGGACCTTCTTTCAGTTTATCTTGAACAGGGTCAAGTTTATTTTTAAGTGGTCCAAGTTGCTCTGTTAATGTTTTAGCGGTAGCACCGGGCGGCAAGTCACGTCCGTCACCACGGTATCCATAAGGATTAACTAAGTCAGACTGCTGCTCACGTAACTGCTCTGGCTCTTGCGGGTCAAAGTGAACATCTGCAACTACACCTTCTGGCAATTCGGTTGGGTCAATAGAAAGCGGAAAACGATTGTTAGCAAATAGTACATCAACAATCTGCCCATAAGCAGCAAGTGTTTTTGTTTTAGTAACCTTTACAAATACACGTGATTTCTCTGCTTCTGTAAACTGTACGTCTGGACCATATAAACCACGATAGTTACGATAAGCACGAATCCAACGCTCTTCATCTTGATAGCGATAGTCTTCTGCCTTTTGATATCGTTCCTGAATAAACGGTATGATGGAAGAAATGCCAACATCTTCTTGCACAGAATCATCTGTATCTTCTAATGCAATTGCATCATCTTCAATCATAATATCATCATCAGCCATGTTTTAATTCCTTAGTATCCAAATGTTGCATCTGCTACGCGCATTCCACCGCCCGGTCTTCCCATAGGGTCATAGTCAAATATACTAAACCTTGGTCTGGACATTATACCATATCTTAACGCATCATACAAGTGGTCTTCTGAATGCGTGTCAATATCTTCTGGATTCCTTTTGTCAATGGGCAAGGATGGTAGTTGCGCAACAATGTTCGTGCAATTATTAAAGAAAACAAGTCTAGGTTCCTCTGTATATTCATCTATCTGTAATCTACGATGTATTTCATTTTTACCAGCAACACGACTTCCTTTACTTCTATCTGACTGTCTCCAGCGACATCCTCGTTGAATCATTTGTTCAGCAAGGCTAGGACCAGTATCTCCACGCTTATGCCAAAGAGAAGAATCAAGAACCCCGTATTTGATGTTGCCATCACCAGACTCCAAGTCTAGTATCATTTCAGCCAAGTCTGTCGCAAGTACCTTTGATACGTAAAGTTCTCTGTAGACGATAAGTTGTTCTGAAGGTGCGACTGCAAACCAAAGTACACCAGAAAAAGACCCGTAGCCATAGTCACAAGCACGAAACTTAACCCAGTTATTAGGGATATTAAAAGGTTCAATAACATGAATGTCACGATTGAACTCAGTAAAGGCTGCTCCTTCTTTAATGTCCCAATCACCTTCAAGAAGCTGCCTACGTTGCTGCTCTGGCAACGAAAGAAGCATGGCTTCGTAATCACCACCTTTTGAGAGGTAAGGATTGTCAGAGAGTCTTGCAGGGATAAAGCGTCTCTTAAATAAAGGCTTTCCGGCTTTAGGATGTCCTGCCGGATATCGTAGCACTTCTCCAGTTTCAATATCGGTTGCGTCATATGCTTTTCCATAAGGTGCAGGGTCAATAAACATTTTCTTAACCCAATGATGTCCCCGTCCACCGGGGTTAGTTGTTGCCCTCATGAAAATTGGTAAGTCAGGAGCAGTGGACCTTAGACGACTTCGCATGTAATTCCATGCGTATGGTGTGGACCATTGGGTAAGTTCGTCAAACCCTATCCAGCTAAATGCCAGACCCTGATAACGCAAGACATCATCATCTCTATCCAGATATGACATCCACAATCTTGCACCAGATGGCGCAGTCCACTGCATCTTACGCTCTGACCACTTAATACCGGGCCAGATTTTTGGGTACAACTCCTGCGATTTAAATATAAGTTCTCGCAGTTCTTCAGTTGTATGTCGTAACATCAATCCACTAAACTGTGGATGCCCCATGTAACGCAGTGGGTCAGCAAGCATAGCATATGACTTACCGCCCCCTGCACTGCCGCCATATAGAACTTCACGTTCAGATGCGGCAAGAAACTCTGTTTGTGGTCCGGGATTAGGCTTGAAGAGTACATTTGCTGTCTCTTCAATATTAGCTGTTTCATACTTAGTTTCATGTGAAACAGATACAGTTTCTTTTATTTCAACTGTTGGCTTTTGCGCCTGTTCTGGCTTCTTGGATTTCTTTCGCCTTGGCGATTGCCGTTTCCGCATAGCTTGCCCACTTGCGGAGACTTGCAGCTTGGTTCTTACGCTGTCGCTCATTATCTAACCGTTTCCTTAAACCCACATGTGAAATATATCTGCCACTGTTTTTACTTAACCAGTTAGCTACTTCACGATATGAATACTGCCTTACATGTTGTCTTGCTTTTTCTAGCAAATCTAATTCAGTCTTGATGGGGTCAAGTATGTCGGGGTCATCTTCGTTTTGCTTATAACCAAATGGTACAGTCCTTGCTATACGTGGTATCTGTACCCATTCGTTTTCTTCTTTTATATCTGTTGGCTGTGGCAATTTCCACTTGCCTATACTACGTGTCATTTGTTTTTACGATTATTTACTATAGTTACAGGGTTCATATATTTTTTAGTGGCTAAACCACCTCCACTAAAACCTTCGCCACTTTCTATTCTTTGAATAACAGAGGCTTTTGCATCACTTAATCGTGGATAAAGTTGACCACCAGAAGTCCACATTCCTTTGCTGTCAACAGATTTATCAATATACACTTTATCTCCAGATGGAGTAATTATGTAGTAACTTCCATAATTAGTTCTTTTCCAGCCAGAAGCCATCACTCATCATCCTCTTCTGACGTTGCTTAAAGTTTCCATTTGCCTATACTACGTGTCATTTCTTTTTACGTCTGTCCACTGTAGAAAGAACCATACCACCTTTACGGTAGTCCTGTGTTCCTGTGCGAGATTTAGCTAAACCACCTTTAGCTTTATTTTCAGATGGAGCAGTTTTTCTAGCAGGTTTAGGTAGAGGAAAACCTAAATCAGTATCGTAGTTTCTAAACTTAGCTGCACGTTCTTGCTTTTCGTTAAATTCTTTTCTCTTTATCATGGGTTTTTTAACACGTTCAAAAGTATCGGAATCAAACTCCGCTAAACCTCTATCTATTTTTAGAAGACCAGAATCTTGAGTATAAATTGCAGGAATATTTTTTCTTTCTTTTATAGCATCATACCGTTTTTGCTGCCTCGGACTTAAAGAATCATAGTCTTTTGCAGTTAAACGTCTAAAATTTTCTTTAAATTCTTTACGGTTTTTACTATACTCATCCATCACTCATCATCCTCTTTTTTTACGTCTGTCCACTGTAGCTAACACCATGCCACCTTTGCGGTAGTCAGATGCACCACGAGATTTTTTAGTGGACATACCGCCCTTATTAAATTTTTCATCATCAGCGGCTTCAAGAATAGCTCCTATTTCTGCGCTATTTTCCATTTCCTGAATCATTAAACGTGCTTCAGATGGAGTTATTCCTGACTTTTTAATAAAGTCACGAAGTGCGCGGCTTTCTTGTTTATTTATAGATTTCTTTTTAGTCATTACTCATCATCCTCTTCTGTGTTTGCTTTAGGTGGCATAAGCATAACACCGCCACTTGTTTTGACTTCCATTTTCTCTGTCTTTACCAAACCTACACGGTCAAGCAATTCTTTGGCAGCAGCCATCTTATCACGAATACCAAGTTCAGTTGGGTCATACAGCGCACCTGTCATTGCAAGTGCAGCCTTTGGCGCATTACGAGCCATGTACATCTGTGTGGCTTCAAGAATCTCTTCTTTTAAACCTTTAACAATCTCCGTAGTAGGAGTAGTGTCAGCATAACCAGCAAGTTTTTTGGCAACAACCATGTCACCACCTGCTTCATCAAATAGCACGTCTAAAAACTTCTGTTGCTTTTCTGTTAACTGTCTAGCCATTTTCTCTCTTCTTCTGTATATGGAAACATATTACATTTGTCCTGAATACATTGCGTGTGCTAATTTTGTACTACGTGATTTTACCTGACTTGCCCACCTGCTGTCAAGCATTTCTTTTGATGCAGTAGTAAAATCTTCTTCGTGTATAGCAGCCCACATTTTTTTAAACTTACGCAGACGAGGCACACCCATATTAAATGCCATATCCATAAGTACAAGTTGACGTACAGCGTCTAATCCTGCGATGCAAGGATGAGCATCCAACAGTTCTTTCTCAACAATCTGTACGTCATTCTCTGCTAGAAGTATGGCATCTGCTTCTGTGATGCCAAATGAATACACGTGGTCAATACTGGGAATGCCCATGTCTTCCAGTTCTTCGTCACTAATGCCACGGTCTTCTAGGTTTCTACCAATTCCAATAGTATCAATGCCCAAGCTATCTTTATAAACCTGTAACACTAAACCTTCATGCTCAATTAGTTTTTGTATAAATATACTTTTATCATACTTCATTTAAGTTTGCCTTCGTTGTTCATCCAGATACCAAACGCACCTGTCATAGCACCCATTACAACGCTTACAAATGCTGACTGTGGTGCTGTCGGGTCTTCCAAGTTCATAAACCACTCCGCACAACGCCAACTCATTAGCGTCATTATTAGCATCATAAAGCGAGGAAGTATTCTCCATTCTAGGATTTGCTTTGCACTCACTTAGTTAAGCCTTTAGCCTTTTCAAATGTCCTCAAGCCACCAAGTCCTAACATACCCATGAGTACCGTCATAAGACTGCCCATATCAAACTCTGGCAGTTCAGGTAGTTCTACACCAGCCATGCTTGCACCGAAGATGACAAAAGGGGAAATGACAAAGTGCCATGCTAACGCAACGCCACATGTCCAGCCGATAAATGGTCTCCAACCAGCAACAAAGATATTGCGATGCTTTGCTTCTGCTGCATTAATCTCAAGTTGACCTTTGGACAGTTCTTGTGCATGGCGTTGTGCCATTGTAGCAAGGTCATGTGCCAGTTGTGCTTTTTGGTCTTTGTCTTCAATAAACTTATCAAGTAGACCCGTTACTGGTCCGATTAGTGCTTGCAGCATATCTTTGTCCTATCTCGTATTGCAGTATCTCAACTCGCGTTTCCAAATCAGGAAACTCTTCACGCAATAACTTTATATTATGTTCCTCTGCGAAACTGTGCAGTTTTCTTTGCAATGCGCTTCGGCTGTCGTACAAATTGTTTTCCTGCACGTGTACCTTCTCTCTTGGCCTTAGTTGTAGCAGAATACTCTGCGCTTGTCAAGGACTTTATTGCCTTTTCAGGTAAATAGCGTTCACCTGTCTGTCCAGATGGCTTGCCACTCTTTGTGCGCCACTTTTGTTTTGTCCATGCTTTAAGACTTTTCTGTGGCTTTTTCATTAGAACATTCCTCTGCGTTTTAATCCAAAGTATACTATAATTGCTAAAACAGATAAACCTACAACAATTGCAACTGACAACACTATTGTCTCTAGTATTTGCTGTTTACGTTTACGTGAAGCTTCTTCTGCTTCCTGTCTAGCTTTACGTGCTTCTGCTTGAAACTTCTGCCAGTCGTTCCATAATCCCGGACGACCTACATATAGCATTATTTGTTTTAGTTCTTCTTCTTTTTCTTTGATAGCTTCAAGAGCCATAAACTCTTCAAAGTCATTACCCCTATAAAATGGGCTATTCTTTTTATTTGTTACTTTTCTTTGTAAGTCTTCTTTGCCATCTACAAACTTTGCAATTTGACTACCGACACTAGCAATGTCACGTCCGTTGCTTATAGCTTGTTTAATTACTCCGAAGGCTGCGTTAGCAGCGGCTAGTTCTGCTAACATTTAGTACACCTCTATAACGCCTTCTTTTATATACTTAGGTACGCAGTATGCGGTAACACGGTCTCGTTTATCCATCCAATCCAAGTAGCGGTAGGTTCCGTAACGCTTGGATACTTCGGCTGCGAAAAAATTGCAGGTGGTAATAGATTTGAAATACATATCTCCACTAGCGAGATAACGACTTTCTCCAGTGCCGATATAAACAACGAGCAGGAAGACGTGTAACATTCCATTATGACTTGTAGCCCCCACCTGCTGCCTTATACTCACGTGCTAACATCTGCGCCTTACGTGCAGACCACTGTCCAGCGTTACCACCTTTAGTGCCAGCTTTAATCTTATTAAACAGTTTCTTTCTCAATGTTGGCTTAGTGTAGTTGCCAGCTTCATTAACTCTACTTTTGCTCTTCGCTTTAGACTTCGCCGATTTGCCAGCTTTTCCAACTGACCCACCCGCCTTGAGTTTTTGCCCTTGCGCCACTCCTTTAATTGTTCCTTTGTTGGCTGATGCGTAGAAGATGTCTTCACCTTTTTTCTCCCCATACTTTTTGGTCATAGCGGATTTAATCTT